ACTTTATATTATGTGATTGATGAAGATAAGGATTTTAATGATTTAAACTTTGCCACGGTTATTTTGGTCGACCCCGACGGAAAAGCCTCAATGGCTGACAAATCTAATACCGGTAAATTTGGTGGTTCTACAAATATGCCTTGGTCTGATATAGTCGCCAAAGTTCCTAAGTTAAAAGGATTACAAAATATTTTTGTTCCAAACCCATTAACACAAGAAGAAAAAGATTTAATTAGAAAAGTAGAAAAAGCAAAAGTTGGTGATAACCCAATGGAATCATTTGATTCTCCCCAAGAAGTTGAAATGTGGTTAGAATATAATAGTCCAAGACTAACGGACATTCAATATTCTAATTTAACCACCGACTTAAAGAAAAAATATATCGCATTAGGAATGGACTTAACTTCATCAATGATTGAAAATTCCGAATCTGAGGTTTTAAAATATTATATTTCTAAAAAAATAGAAGGAATTAAAACAACTAGATTAGATTCTCTTAGTAATACTGACATATTTTTACTAAATACTCCAATGTTAAAGTTGATTAAAAAAGAACTAAAAAGTAAGTTTATTAAAGAAATTTCTTCATCACAACAAACGGGTAAAAAAATACAAATTGATTATCCAAGTGGTCCAGCATCAAAATTTATCGCTCTTTACGGATTTGATGATATGTTTGATTCTTTACCTGAGAATATGGAAAATTTATTATTCATAAATAAAAGTAATGATTTAATAGATTTGAAAATACCTGATTCAATAAGTAGATTTAAAAATTTGGAATCCATTTTACTAGATAAGTGTGTATCGGAAATTCCCGAATCAATCGGAGAATTGAAAAAAATTAACTTTTTATCTTTTCCAAATAATCCCAAATTAAAAACTTTACCAAAATCAATTATGACTTTACCAAATTTAAAATTTATAAATGCCACAGGTTGTAATTTACAATTACCTGAAGGATTTGATAAAGTCTTTAACGTTGAGGAGGGTATGGGTAGTGGAGGATTTTATGTTAGAAAGGGGTCTTAATTGACATCAATTTTATTTAGAAAGATTAATTCCATATCGATACCGATATATTTCCAACCTTCTTGTATTAGTAAATGAAGACCATAGGGGTAAAATTCTAATGAATGTTCAACATCTTCAACTAGTACACTTTTATCTATTCCTGTAAAAGTAGCATATATTGTTGAGTCAATCATTATTTTTTTATTGTTCGTAATGTAGTAAACATCGTTTATTTTAACTTTACTATCTTCACCAAACATAGTTTCTAAATCATCTTTTTGTACTACATTAATTAAATGTTCTAACATTTGTTTCATAAATATAAATACAATTTTTATGTAACTCTTTATATTTATTATAATAACTCAAATTAAAATTATGAAAAGAGGTTTTACACTTACAGAATCAGAAAAAAATAGAATTAAATCTATATACGGAACAATAAATGAAGGTGACTCGGATTCAGACTATCAATTAGATAGTGTTGAAAAAATAAGAGGTTTCCAAGATTGGATGGATGGAAAATTTGGAAAATGGGCAGAATCGATAAAGAGTCCTGGAAGTTTTTATAAAGTCGGACAAAGAGAAAAATACGGATGGGGTTTTATGAGGGCTCAAACAAAGAAAGCTTGGGACGCTCATAAAGATGAGTATTTGAAGGAAAAAGGTTTAGTAAAAAAAGACGAGGTTAAACAGGTAGTTGAACCCCCTAAAGAGGAAGTAAAAACGGATAATGATTTAGTTAAAACCGATAAAGAAAAAAGTAGTATTGAAACAAATAAAACCGGAGAAAGTAATATGACATATCAAAAAACACAACAATCTGATATGAAAGTAGACCCTTTCGCAAATAAAGGAACTTATTCAAAAGATGAGCAAGGTTTTAAAGATTGGTATAAAGGTGTTTATGGACAAGACCTTGGGAACGCTACCGTAGAAATTAAAGGAGATAAGGCTAAAGTTATTAAAAATAATAAATCTTTAGAATATCCTTATAACGACACATTAAAGAGTTGGAATACAACAGGTAAAATACCTACAAAAATAGTTATAAAGACAAAAGAAGGATAATAACTTATTTAATTAACCAATTAAATCCAATTTATGGACGGTGATAGTATTACACAGGAGACAAAAGAGGAAAATTGGGGTGATTTGCCTGATGCTCGGAATGTTTTTCAACCCATTCGGTTTTGACGCATTGTTCGCCCTAACGATGAAATTGACAGGGTCTTATTGGACTACAGATTTAATTTTTTATTTTATATCGGCATCATTTTTTGGTTTATATTTCTTATTTTCTCCTAACTCACACAGAGGATTTATTAGTTTAAAGAAAAAAATACAAAACTTATTTAAATAATGGAATTAACTCAAAAACAAAAAATAATCATAGATGGTTTCTCTAATTATTTAAGTCTTATTAAAGAAAGGTACGGAGAAAAAGTACCCGTACTTGAATTATCAGATTATTCAGTTGAAAGTACAGAATGGTTGGATAAGTATATTTTAAATATAATTTTTGATTTTGAGGGGGAGAACACCCCCAAAACAATTGAAGATGTTGTAGATGACATTTATAAATTCAATGATTTTTCAAAATTATTTTTTCCCGATAGAGAACCTTATTTTTCATTTCGTATGGAAACTGTAAAATAGTAAAATATTCCCCTATTACGATATATTTATAAAATGAATAACAATATGAAAAAAGTTATAAAACTAACAGAAAACGATTTAAGAAGGATTGTAAAACGAGTTATCAAAGAAAATGAGGAACTTTTAGCGACTCCTGGAAAATATTTTGCACTTGGAGGTCACTATTTTTATGTTAACAACGGAAAAATGTATTTAGCTGAAAAAGAAGGGGGTGAATTAAAACCAAATCTTATGGTTGAATTTCCATCTACAAAACAAATATCTGCAACGTGGACAAAAAATACTAAAGAAATAGATATACCTGAAATCAAAGGTAAAGAACTTAAAGGATTAGAGTTCGACCCATTAATGAAAAATGCAATAACTTACGGAAAAGAGGTTTATAAAAAAAACGAGGCAATAGTTAATTTTGGAAGTATGATTCCAATTATTTTTTATTCTCAAAAATTCGAAGCTCCAACTTTAGGTGGTTTTATAATTGGGACTGACTTTCCTGATGTTGTTGAGGGTAGATTAACTACATTATCTGACCCTAAGCCTGGAGACAAGATATATTTCCAACAATCTACATTTAAATTAGGTAAAGAATATGGCATTAGTTTAGAGGTTTCAATGCACGGACAACCTGTTGATATTGGAACATCTCAAAATATGTTAAAATTACCTAAAATTTATAATGTCGGTGATTTTTTCGAGGAAAACGTTGCTCACCCTAAGATGCTTGAGAAAGCGTCTTTCTTGGAAGGAATTAGAGGCCATTTAAAAAATGGTGGTAAAATAAATAAAATCACAATTGACGCTTCAACTTCTAAAATGCCTGCAGGACATATGGATAATGATGAAACTAAGGGAAAATGGAAGGAATTAAATGAATATAACGATATTGTGGTTGGAAATAATGACGATGGGACAGGTAATTTACAACTTTGTAAACACAAAGCTATGAATACATATAACTCACTTAAAAAGGCCATTCCAGAACTTGCAAGTGCACCTTATGTGTTAAAAGCGTCAGGTCCAATCGGAGAATTTGTACACATTAAATTTGAATAACATATGGCAAAGGCAAAAGGCTCATCAGTATCGTCAAGTACTAAGTTAACTTTTGGTAAAAGAAAAAAGGGAACCGCTAAAAAATCTTTTAATAAGCACACACCTCGACCAAAAGATTATAAAGGACAAGGAAGATAATTGAAACCCCCCGTAAAAAATATTTGATGGGGGGTTTTTATTTTAAAAAATTTACCTATCTTTGTTTTATAAATAAACTAAAATGGAAAAAGGTCTAATAAAAGTCGGTATAATAATGTTATACACAAGTATTGCAGGTCTTATTGCAGGTACATCTATTATTGTAGTTATGACTTGTTTTAAGGTTGCAAAATTTATTGTCACAAAAACTTTTGGATTCTTATTTTAAAAAAAAATAATTTATGGTTACTTCACAACAAGCTTTAAAAAAGTACGGAGACCCAACACTAGAAAAAAATATGGTGATTTGGGATATCCCTTCAGAATTGGAAATCGGAATGATTCCGAAGAAAATTTATTGTAATAAAGATATGGTAAAACCATTATCACAAGCATTTAAAAATTTAATAGCTACAGGAAAAGTAAATGAATTGTACGCTTGGGATGGATGTTTTAATATCCGCAAAAAAAGAGGTCTTACATCTATGAGTTTACATTCTTGGGGTATTGCCATTGATATAAATAGTTCGGATAATCCGTTAGGCAAAACATATGAAGAGTTATTGAAAGAAGGGAAAAAACCATTTACTGAAGGATTTTTACAATGTTTTAGAGAATCTGGTTTTGATTGTGGAGGAGATTGGAAAAACAGACCGGATAGAATGCATTTTCAATTAAATAAATTACCGTGAACTCAGGAATATATTTAATTCAATACCTATTAAATGGTAAATGTTATATAGGACAATCCATAAATGTTGATAATAGAATTAAAGAACATTTTCGTAAATTACGAAAAAACAAACATAATAATTTTAGATTACAAAATGCGTTTAACAAATACGGAGAAAAACATTTCAATTCTATAATTTGCATTAAGTGTCCGATTGATGTTATGGATTATTATGAAAAATTTTATATAAAACTTTTTGACTCTACCAATTTTGGATATAATATTGAACATGGTGGAAATCTTCAAAAGAAGATAAGTGAAGAGAGTAAAGTTAAAATGTCAATAGCAAAAAAAGGAAAACATAGTAAATTAAAAGGTAGAAAATATTCAAATGAACTAAAATTAAAATTGTCATTGGTACACATTGGAAAACCAAGCCCAAAAAAAGGGAAAAAAACAAATAAACCATCCTGGAATTCAGGAAAGAAAGGATTACAAATTAGTAAAAAAAGAATCAAAGTTGAAGTATTTGATTCAAATGGTTCATTAGGTGTTTTTGATTGTTTGCAACACTTTAGAGATAAATTCAATTACAAATCAAAAAATTGTATTAAATTAAATAACGGAGATATAAAACTTGGAAAATATATAGTAAAAACAAAAGATAATTAAAAAATACATATGTTGCAAAAATTCGATTTCAATGACATCACCCTTGTGCCCGAAATTATAAGTAGGATTAACACACGAAAAGATGTAATACCATTAACCGAAGATGGTATGTTACCTTTATTTACCGCACCAATGGATACCGTAATAAACAGATATAATTATACTGTATTTAAAAAAGTAGGAATAAATGTCTGTACACCAAGAAATCATCCTGTATGGGATACGGATTGTTTTGAGTCAATGTCATTAGATGATTTTGAAATATTTCTTAATTCCTATAAAATAAAGTACTATAGAGCCGAAGTAAAAAAAAGAATACTGATTGATGTCGCTAACGGACATATGGAAAGGTTATATAACTTATCTAAAATGTTTTGTGAACTTAGATATAGTGATTTACACGAATTGATGATTGGTAACGTGGCCAACCCTAAAACTTTTCAAAAATATGCTGAGATAGGTGTTGATTTTATTAGAGTAGGCATTGGGGGAGGAAGTGCTTGTCTTACATCAGCAAATACAGGAATTCATTATCCAATGGCGTCACTCATTAGTGAATGTTATATGATAAAAAAAGAAGGTGGATATAGTTCCAAAATAGTTGCTGATGGTGGATTCACAAATTTTGATGAAATTATTAAATCGATTGCCTTAGGTGCGGATTATGCTATGATTGGTGGTATTTTGAATAAAACGTTTGAATCTTGTGCGCCAATTAAACTTTTTAAAAAAATAAAATTAACAGATAAATTTGCAAATGTTTTGTGGGATGAGTATCCTTTTTTTAGAAGATATATGTATAAATCTTTTAGAGGTATGAGTACTAAAGAAGTCCAAAAAGAATGGAAAAAAGAAAAATTAACCACTTCTGAAGGTATTACAAAATATAATAGAGTAGAATATAAATTAGATACTTGGGTTGAAAATTTTATCGATTATTTAAAATCTGCAATGTCTTATACAAGTTCATCGACACTTGATGAATTCAAACAAAGTAACTATATTTTCATAACGGAAAACGCATTAAAAAGATTTAAGAAATAAGTAATATGTCAAGAATAGAAGAAATAAAAAAACAAAATCCAAAATTAAATATAAACGTAGTTGATTTAATTAATTCTGTAATACCAAAACCTAAGTATACTGAACTTATGATTAACTTAGTTAAACGTAAAACAGATGTTTACCACGATAGAAATGAAATAATTTCAGCTTTAGACTCGTATGGTGTTCACATTAATCATAGTGAACTATCTAATTTGGAATTATTAATATTTTTTAAAGTGTTTGATTCTTATGTCGGTAAGACTGATTTAGATACTATGAAAAAGTTTATTGAGTTAAATGAAAGGAATTTAATTAATAATAATAATTTAAGTACTTACAAATCTTTTGACGAATTAAGACTACAAATTTCCTTGTCAGAATTAACTTTAATTGATAAAGAAATTGAAAAACAAGTTTTAAAAATATATGAAACATCAGATTGGTTGGTATTAAAACCACTATCTTGGAACTCCTCTAGAAAATATGGTGCAAATACAAAGTGGTGTACTTCATCTGAAAATGAACCTGAATATTTTTACAAATATGCTAAAAGAGGTATTTTACTATACGCAATTGACAAAAAAACAGGTAACAAAGTGGCTGGCTATTTACAAATTAGTGTGTTTGAAGAAAGAGAATTATCGTTTTGGAATATCTTAGATAAAAGAATAGATTCTATGGAAGCTAATTTACCTAAAGAAATAATGGATATTTTTAGAAGTGAATTTAATAAACAAGATAAACTATCGAACTGGGAATTACTTTCTAATGAAGAACAGGAAAAACAAGAAAATTGGTTAAATATTAATGGTTATTATCCTAATAAGTTAAGAGGATATGATGAGGGAGAGGAACCTGTGGTTAATGGTATTCAAGATGAAATTATTAGAGGGGTGGTAAATATGGAAATTAGAGAAGATTATGAGCAATTGATGGAAGACGTGATGGATACTCCTGCATTACGTATACTAAGAATAGTGGATTAAATTACCAAGTTATAAAATAAATATTGTAAAAAAAATAAATTATTACCATAATTTACAAGTCCAATAACAAATTTTGTGATATTTATTATAAAGACATTTTATGATAATTTATAAAACAACAAATAAAATCAATAACAAAGTTTATATAGGACAAACAACTCAAAGATTGGAAAAGAGAATTAGTTCTCACATAAGGGAATCTAAAATAGATAAAAACCGACCATTTTTATCGTCAATAAACAAATATGGTGTGGATAGTTTTACATTTGAAATAATTGATTCAGCAAATAATTTAGATGAATTAAATGATAAAGAAATTTATTGGATTGATTTTTATGGTTCTGTATCACCAAATGGTTATAATATAACTGGTGGTGGTCAGGGTAAAAAAATGAAAACAACAAAAGAGTTAAGTAAAATAATATCCGAAGGATTAAAAAACTCTAAAAAATGGCAAGAAACTAAAAATAGTGAAGAATATGTTAAAAAAATAAAAGAAAGTTTTATTGGTTGGAATAAAGGTAAAAAATTTTCTATAGAACACAAAGAAAAAATTTGGGAAAAAAATAAAGAAAGAATATTAAAATTTAATAAAAGCACATCTAAAAAATGGATTGTGGTTGATAAAGAAAATAATATTGATAGGATTACCGGAAAAGAAAAATATTTTGAAAATTTAGGAATGGATACGGGAGATATATCTAGAATGAGTAAAATTTTAAGTGAAGGTAAAAATAGAAAAAGATATAATGGATATTATTGTTTTATTGATAATGGTGAATCTAATGAAACAATCCTAAATATAGTTTCAAAATTAGATGAATTTTACAATACCGAGATAAAAATCTACAATAGAATTACACAAGAAACAAAAATATTAAAAAAAGATGAGGTTTATTCTTTCTGTATAACAGAGAATTATGATTACTCATCTTTTTTGAGAATGATTAAAGGTCAATTTAAATCATATAAAAATTGGGTTATATAGATTTTATCACCACGCCCTGCAGCTCCAGTATCTGCTTTTGTATTTTGGTCCGGGATTTTCACAATGATGTCTTGCTCTAAATGATTTACGATGAGACGGACTATTTTTCTTTATTCTCATATTTGGGTCACCAAAGTTAACTTTAACAATATTACCTTTATCATTTTTAACATAAACAGAACGTTTTTTTGGTCCATCAGGTGTTAAAAAAGGTTTGTTAAGAGTTACTTTACGTCCTCTATATTCGGCCTCATTCAAATTACCATCTTCAGCAATAAAGTCAGTCATTTCAACAGAACCAAATTCATCTTCGTGTAAAATTTCAATTACTTTATGTTCTGAAAGGAATTGTTTTATAATGAATTTTATATTATCTTTGTTCATAAGTAAATTTATTAATAAATATGTCAAAATTTATAAAATTTTTATTATCCGTTGCGGTAATTGGTTTTAGATTGTATGTAATTTTCAGTGTGATTTGGATATTATACGATTATTCTAATAAAAAAGATGAAGTGATGTCTCACATTGCTTGGTATATTTCCGCTCTTATTCTTGACTTATATTTTGTCAATTTGGACAATAACTTAGGTCCTTATATTTATAATAAAAAGAAGGATGAAGAAGAGTTTAATTAAAGAGGTCAAAAGAATAAAAGAATTATCTTCAATTAAAGAAGATAAAAAAATATTAAATGAAGGTACTTTAGATACTTTAATTTCAGATATTACTAAACTTTTTGAAATCGCGTCTGATGAATTAAAAAATTCTGATATATTTAAAAAATTAAATATTTTTTTAAAGTCACTAAAAATTGGTGATACTTCATTTGTAAGTTCTGCGTCATCGGATAGTGTTCCTGGTAATTTAAAATCTATGTCTTCATCTGATGATGAATTTTACAAAGAAATACTTACAGGTATTGGTGCTCCTTGGAATGACGTAAATAAATTACTACTTTATTCTTGGAGAAGGGCGGAAGGCGGAATATGTAAAAATAACCCATTTAATACTAAAAAAATTCTTCCTGGAGTTAAGTCGGAATCTTGTAATAAAGAAGGTGTTAAGCATTATCTAACAAAAGAAGAAGGTATAACTGCAACAATAAAAACATTAGAAGAAGGAAGAGTTAAGTATAGATATCAAGAAATCATTGATGCGTTAATTAGTTCAAATCCTAACGAATTTTTTGTTGCTTTAGGTAAATCTCCTTGGGGCACTAATTCGGATTTGGCAAAAGGGATATACGATGATTATATTTCTGGCGTGTCCAAAACTAACCCAACACCAATTGCTTAATTTTCGGGTTTTAATATTGTAATTGCTTCAGGGTATTCCTTACTTAACATTATTTCATTTTTACTACCGTAAGGTATATTTTGAAGAATATATCTAATTGCATTTAGTCCTGATATTCTTTTATCTACAGCATCCAAAATAACCCAAGGGTGATTTATGGTTGAAGTCTTATCAAATAATTTTTCTTTAAATTCTGTAAATCTATCCCATAAATCTTGCATTCTAGAATCATTAGGTGAGTATTTCCAATATTTTAAAAGCGATTTCTGTCTCATTTCAAATCGTTTGGCTTGTGTTTCTTTATCAATTGAAAACCACAATTTAAAAAGGAAATCACCATCTTTAACTAAAGACTTTTCAAAATCTTCAACACCCTCCATAAATTCATTATATTCTTCATCACTACCATAACCCATAACAGGTTCGACAAGACCTCTATTATACCAGCTTCTATCAAAAAGATTTACTTTACCTTTTTCAATCTGAGATTCATATCTTTTCCACCAATTCTTTCTTTCCTCAGGTGTTGGAATACCGAGAGCAATTACTTTGTAACCTCTCGGGTTCATATTTTCAACGAATTTTTTAATTGTAGAACCTTTACCTGCGGAATCTCTACCCTCAAACACAATTATAACCGTTTTACCGGTCTTTTTTAACCATTCCTGTAGTTTGAGTAACTCAACCTGAAGACCGTACAATTCTCTTTTAAATACCTTTTTAGGGACTATGGAAGGCTCTTCAGGTTCAAAAGAGTAATCATCAGCCTCAGGCTCAATATCGTATCCACCTCGTTCTCTTTTTTGAAGTGATTCTAATATTTTTTGAAAATATTCTGTAACATTTTTTCTTTTGCTTCCTTTTTTTAAAAGGACCCCCCTCAGTCCACGCTCCATCATATCAAAATCAATAATCTGCTCATTACTCAGTTCTATTATAGAATCAAGAGTATTTGAAATTTGACTACTCATCATATCGTTAAAAGAAAGTAAATTTTTTATACGGTCAATTATTTCCTTACTTTTACCCTCGGTAATTTCCTGTTCCATAAGACCTTTCATTCTATTAATCTCATTTAATAATTTTCTCATATTAATAATTATTTGCTAAGTTAAATAAATTTTTTTAATTTCCAAAAAAAATCGTATCTTCGTATTATGAGAGTAACATCAAAAACTAAAAACCTAAATAAACGACAAATTAATAAAATTGTTAATATGACAGTTTTATGGTGTCAAATTAATATGGGTGAAAATAATAGACGTAAGTCAAAATTCAAGATTTCAGTATGTAAACAATATGTGAAAAAAGAAAAATTAATGGGTTCATTTGACCAATTAAATAATCTTATAACTGTTCATCATAATAATTGTCATAACATAAAAGAATTAGTCAGTACAACTATACACGAATATACACATTATTTACAACCTATATTAACGTATTATGGTAAATTATATAAGTCGTTTGGATACGAAAAACACCCGATGGAAATCGAGGCGGTTAATAATGAAAAATTATATGTGAACTGTTGGAAAGAAATAAAAAATAACTTATAATATAGTAAAATATTCAAGCAATGAGAAAGAACTTTTTTGTTAAAATTTATGA